TTTGACAGGAACCAGTCGCCATTTTCTGCGTTGTAGGGACCACCCCCACCGGGGGGGTTGTAAGAACCGCCGATCGTTACCAGAACATAATAGTCAGCGTTACCGCCGGAGGCAGCGGGGAGGCCCACGCCGGCAGCGAATCCTGCGGCAGCGCCGAGTGTGGTAACCGAGTCAACCAACCCCGTGGTTGCGTTGAGAGAACCTGCAAGTGTAACGTTGGAAGCAAGTGTAAGGGCGTCGATTTGACCTTGGAGATCGAAACCAGCGCGAGCAGTCAGGGCGAGGGTTGTTGAGCTGCTATTGAGAGAGTCATCCAGCTGCACTACACCTTTGTTGGAGACTGTGGAGTCCAGAATGCTAATCACACCGGAAGCAACCTGAATGTTGGTGCCAACCTGAACGATACCTTTCTGAGCGCCCGTGGCATCCTGAATACCGGACACAGGGAAGATTTGACCAGCGTCAAAGGTGATCGTACCGGTCATCGTGCCGCCAGTGCGGGGCAGCGCTGCAGCGCCAATGTCGTAAGCAGTTTTTACAGCGGTGCCGGAAGCCGCAACGGTGGAAGAAGTGGCGTTGATGGAGTCGTTAATGCCGTCAATTGTGCCGTTAACGCCGTTGTTAAACTGAACCCCAAAGCCAGACTGGACGTTGATGTTCTGAGACACAAGGGTCCCAGTCATTGTGCCACCAGCCCGAGGAAGCGCAGCGGAGGCAATACTCAGGGCCGAGTTGGCTGTGCTGTTGGCAGTGTTGGCAATTGCTGTAGTAGCAATCAGGCCATCGTCAAGATCGTCGATAGCTGCTTGGACTGTAGCGCCCAGGGTGCGACCTGTGTTATTGTAAATAACTTCAGAAGCGCTCGGGTAAGCGTAAGAAGCTCCCCTTACCCAAGAGATCGGGGCAAAGAAATATAGGCCCTCGTAAACGTCATCCGGTAAACCGGTAACGATAGCAACGTTGCCCTCATCCGGCGAAGCCACACCAATAGCAGCAGTGATTTTGTCGCTAGTTGTGGCACCAGGGGCACTCGCAACCTGAGCATTTGTAACTACGTAAACCTGGCTGCCACCACCGCCGGTCCCAGTAATCCATATCGGGTGGTTGAGGGCAGTACTCCATGCCAGCACTTGCTGGTCGGTAGGAACGTCGCCGTAGAAGCCAGGGTTGGCAACATAGTAGTCACCAAGGGAATCGAAATCCATCGGCATGGCGTACCAACCGCCGCCGGGCACACCAGCGACTTGGGTGCCATCAAAATTGGTTTTGGAATTGCTCCCGTTACCGACATAAATTACTTTGTCGGTGACATTGAAAGCGATTTGGCCGGGAAGGAGGGACGCAGGCTCGACACCAGTGCCAACTGCGCGGAGGTTTTGAACGGTAAGTGCCATGGCGTTATACGAGAAGTCCGGAGTCGATAGCGAGAATTTGACCGTCGGAGTTTAGTTGCACTCCGTTACCGGCCTTCATGTAGCCGTTTTGATTCAGGTAGGCGACGAGTTGGTCGTTAAACCACCCAACTGTTATGAACGCTGCGGGGTTGTTGGGGATTGCGTATTGAGCGTAGATGGCACCTTGGAAGACACCGCCATTTTGGTCAATGGTGTCTTCGGGGAACGGGGTCACGGAGATCCAGGCTCCGCCGTTTAAATCGGTGTACCAAATGTTTAAATAAGAGTTATTGCTGTCGTACCAAAGAGATCCTTGGATAGGGTTGGGCGGAGGGGAGACACTTACATACACCGGTGCAGAGGTTGGTGTGGTGACTGCTTGAGCAGTCCATTGGGTTCCTGTCCACTTCCAAGTCCTACCATTGCTGGTATATAGTTGTCCCACAGATGGATTCGGCGGGAAAGACGCAGCCATTACGTTCAGGCGTTGATCAATTGATTTTACCCGTCAGGGTCCCCATCCTTGATTACCGTCTGTGTACCCCCCTGAGTCCATAGGTTGCAGGATTTGTGGGGTTCCTCCCGTAAGGTCTTGCATGTTACTTGAGTTGATCCAGTTGGGGAACTGCGCATTCTGATTTATGGCCCCCCACCCCTGTCTGAAATCAGGTGCCTGGTCGCCAGCTGCGTCGGTTGTCCAACCCGAGAGACCTTTACCGCTCACCATGTTATAGCGCTGAGGGATGTGCCAGGAGCGCATTATACCCGCAGGTGTGTCAATAGCACTATCACCGTTGCCGGCCCTAATTGCCGTCATCTGCATTTCAGCAGCAAGCTGTTTCAATGCAGTCTCGTAATCTGCCTTTACGTCTTCCCGACGACGGACCGTGTCCAGATAGTAACGGGCGATAATGAGGGCTGTGCGCCTGCGGTTACTGGTAATGAGGACCATTCCGGCCTTACCCGACTGCTCAATGTAACTATCAATCAGGCTGTTGGCGTCCTGGATCGCCATGCGAAGCTTTGCCACATTTACCGAAGTGGCGGCAGCGTCGTCAATGTTGGTAAGCTGAATAGCCTCCTTAAGGCCATAGGCCACGATGAAGTCATCAGGGCTCGCAGAGCGGGGGTCCGACTTCTGCTCCGTGAGTACTCCACTACGGTTCTGATATGGGAATCCAAAACCACCAATCGTCTGGCCCAGGTTCGCTTGGGTTTGAGACCCGTCTGTTTTCTCATCCGGGGCCAACTGGTTGCGTGCCGGAACTCGATAAAACGCCCGAACTGCGTTCCGCTTCACAACGACATCGTTGGCAGTGGGGGGAACTGGCCCCCGCAGACACTGCTTCAGGTCAAGGGGTGGCTCATAGCTAACAAAAACCTCGTCCCAAGGTGACAGAAAACTATCAAGCTCCAGCACAATCATTGTGTCAGAGGCGTAGTTTACGGTCGTAACACCGTAGTTACCGTAGTTCACCGTAAAGCACCCCACGGGCACAGGCACTTTGCTATCTAGGGGACCATCAAACCACAGCATTACTGTGGATGTGCTAGGTACCGTAATCTCTTTTATAGATGGCAAACCCACGGCAGTAAACTCGCTCTTTACACGGTTTTACCCGGTTACTATGCGGGTTGCCTGGTTGCCCCTTATGGGGCGTTTTATCCTGGGCGCCCTGCGGGCGCCTCCGGCGATTTACGCCACACGCTCTCGCAGTGAGGTGTCTATGCCTCTTGCTTTCTGATAGCAAGACAGAGGCGCTGGGGTAGTCTCATAACCTGTAATCAAGCATCGCCATCGCTGCGAGTGCTGTTTAGCGGCGTTCGCTCGTTTTTGCTCTAGCGTTTGACGAGCACCATTTTGCCTCATCAGCTCTTGCTTACGCTCTAGGGGTAAACTCTGTGCCCCTGTTCCATTTGCCTTGTTGAACTCAAACAGTTTGCGCCCATTTGCTTGCTTGACCGCACGGGGTTGCGCTTTTGCTCCCAGACTGCTCGCTTGTGAACTAAACGAGGAGTTAGTGTGAGCGTTCAGGCAGAGGGGGTCATTGATAAAGGTTTTTATTAACCGGTGCTCTAATGCCACCGCTTCTTCTCTGGTCTTAAAAAACTCCAAAGGGGTTAAAGTAGCATCATAGAGATCCCAGCACCACTTATTAGTGCGAGGGGACCCCAAGTAACCATCACTTAGGTTTTTTGTTGAGTGTAAACCGTAGTAGTAAAACCGTGTGCCCGTGAAAGTCACCCGGTAAGTGAAGTGGTAAATCATAACTTTTTGGCGGTTATGGGAGGAAGAAACCGCCAGGAAACTCCCTCCGTGCCTAAGTTTTACCCCAAAAATCCGGAGGCGGAGCGGAGCGACGCCAGAAAAGAAATGCCCGTAGGGAATCAAGACGAAACGCTAACGGAGTAAATAGTCGTCGGGGCGGTTAGTCAAGGGGTTAAACTGCTCGCTCGCCCAGAAAGCGTAAGGGTCGCTGTTCGCCACCTCAATAGCCTCCCCGGCTTGGTTGTAAACTTCGTCCCCGGCAACCCTGACCGTGTAACCTTTAACGGCGGGGTAGAGACATTGTGTTAAGTAGTTTACCCCTAGACGCAAGGGCCACTCATCCCGAAAGTTCACACTCCAGTTATAGACTGTAACCAACTTTGTTGAGGCGTTAACCTCATAATCAAGTTGTGCCACAATGCTGCCACCGCGTTGCTCCGGCCCTACAAACGGTGGGTCGCTATAATCAAAAGATTGGGAAACTCTCTCATACACTTGGCCGTCCCACTTGACTTGAATGTAACGCAGTTCAGGAGCGCCAAGCAAGTCGGAAGATTGGTAAAGAAAATCTTGGAATAACCACTCGGGCGATGCGATGCTGGGACGACGGATTGCCATTAGCCTTGCGCTAGTACAACAAAGGTTCCATTATTTGCTACAATGGTGGTTGGTTTGTAGCGGCTCCCGCCCAGGTACAAGTAGGCAGGCACCACATATAAGTCTTTTTGAATCGTGACATCCTCGCAAAAGTTCTGAGGGCGAGGATTGAAAAGGGTCTTGCCGAGACAAGGGCCCTGGCCGCAACCTACCTCTTGATCGCAAGGATCTGGGTAGGTTAGTTCGTAGGTGGTAGGTGTGCTCATAGTTATTGGGGTGGTTCGTACCATTTCGCCTCACTCCCGAACGGGTTGGGGCGAGGGTTGGTGCTATATTTGGAGTATTTTTGCATCTCTCCGCCAGTCGTGGGAAAAACATAGTCCCAAACGGTTTGCTGATTAACGGGTTGTTCGGCATCTCCACCGGTGTCCACTCCCTCCTGCTTACCGTCGTTTTGGCCGGAATGGCCGTGAGACATGTCAATGTGACGCACCCAGTAGTAAGACCCTTGGCGCTTGAGGCAGACACACAGCCAATCCGAGTCCATGGGGCCGCTCATTTCAATAACCATGCACCCGTGATTTTCTTCTGATGCTGGAGGCAATTCGCCAGAGTCGTATATGGGCAGTCTCGTCATTGACGAGTTGTTTGGCATTTTGAGTTTGTCTTGTTTGCCCTGGGCAAGCATCTGAGGGTCATACACCACATCGGAGGCCAACGCCATCGTGTACTGACCATTGGAAGGTGAGATGTTTACCCTCTTTCCGATCAAACCTTTTGGTTGTCTACCTTTAAAGGCAGGTGTGACATCCAGCCAGTGAGAAGCATCGGGCTCTTCCCCAACACGCTCTTTCGACCAGTCACCCGCCCCAGAAACCTGGGGGATTTCCGGATTCATGTCGTCAAAGATGACCCTTATTCTGCCTCTCTCCTCGGGGTCGTTCACATCTACAACAGTTCCACGCAAGGTCCCGTGTGGCAGTCCTGCGAACTTCATGTTCGCCTCCGCTTGCTGCTGCATTAGCGCAAGGCTCTGAACGAGGGGCGTAGAGCGAAGCTTCGGTGGACGCATAGTTACTTATAGCGAGAAAACTTCGGAATGTTTCGCGGATGGCGTTTCGGACGGGGCTGAAGCTGAGGGGTTTGCGGAGTTGCCAACGGTTGGGGGGCTGGGGTAGCCGACTCCTCCACAAATCGTGGTCCCGCGTCCTCCGTTGGAGAGATTTCGGGGAGGGGAGGGGCAACTCTCTCGATTTTTTCTTCGGGCTCTTCCTCAATGCGCGAAAAAGTTTCAAACATTTCTGCCGCATTCTCTTCGAGCAGTCTCTCGACGCTTGCTGTTTCCTCTTCCGCTTCGGGGGCAGTGAATCCCGCCGTCTTGCGTCTGCTAGTTGCCATGGCAATGGTTTCGTTTCAATGGTTTTACCCGTTAGCGAGGGGGAACCAAGTAGAGAGTTCTGGGTTGAGTTACCGGGTAGCGCCAGGATGCCTCTCTGGAGATGTCAAAGAATGTGTCTTCAGCCGCCGAAGCATCGGCAATAAAATAAGCATAGCCAACCTTAAAGTGGTTGGCGTCCACATGGTAGGTCTCTTTGGCATTCTCGCAAGTGGGGGCAAACTTGTAGATTGAGGCATCCCACACAGGTGGCGCCACCGGGGTTACCCCACCTTCGAGAAAGTCCGTGGTAAAGAATCCGGTCAAAGGAACGCACGGGTTTATGTTCACATACCCTCCCCTCCAGTCTCCATACACCCTATCTCGCAATGCCTGTAGGCGAAGAGAAATCTCCGTAATTCTCAGGGGATTCCCTTCTTGAACAGCGATGGATAAAATTCTCTCAAGCTCGGACACCTCCGAGTTAAGGGTTCCCACCTCCGCAAAAGCTTGACGATTGTGCAGCGGGTCATACTCAACGAGTTCTGCTTCGGAAAACTCATCAAACTGAACATCCGACGCTGGGTAGACTCCGGAGTTTTGGTAACGACCGCTCTCCACTGAGTTGAAGTAAGCAATGTTGGAGTAGAGATAGGGCTCTGAGTAAACGTAGGTGTAATCGGGGACCGGTTGATCGTAAAGAAACAGCTCCTCGTAGATGGCGGGAGTGTCATCCTCCGGGGGGCATCGCATTTGCTCAGGGTCGATGCTCGAACCCCAATAGGCGAAGTCTTGGCAAATAAGTGCAACCTTTTGCCACACAGTCTCGTCACGACCATATTCAAGAGGTAAACGCACAAAAAACTTCTCCCAGTTCTCAGGGCCAGGACCATTGTTGAGGTCAGCCAGCAAGGGATTAATAAAGTTGTTCTCCTCCAAGTGGGCAACCGTTTCTGCTACCTGGAGATCCTGAGCCTTCCACAAACGGAGCGGAGTCTCGGCGTTGTAGACATTCGGGCTCATGTAGTAGGTTAGACCACTAAACACCAAATCCGTAATGTTTGCCTGATAGGTAGTAGTCAGAGAGTCAGAGATAGTAATAGTTGGCAACTGTGCTCTGCCAACAAACGTGCGGGGTTGGTAAGTAATGTCATATCTACCTGAGACCGCATTAAATGTAAGCGTAAAGATGTAGTCTTCTGTAGTGTGGACACCGACACCACCGGTCACGGGAACCAAGACCCCGTCGCAGTAAAAGAGGATAGTTCCCAGGTCCAGTACCGGTGCCGGCGGCCCACTTTGAGGGTGCGTGTTTACCCCGACCCACGCACTTTGGTAATAGATGGCTGCGGCTCGAGTGTTAGGGTCGAGGTTAACAAAATCCCACCACATTTCTCCTTGCAGGGGGGAACCAAATAATGCTGACTGAGCAATGTACTTCAGGAGAGAGTCGGGATAGACCTCCCACGTTGTGTTCGTGTAGTACTTCATTAGAAGTACATCATAGTTTCCGCTGATTGTAATGGGCAGGTTGTTGACCTTGTAGGTAGGTCCCACAGGCCCAAGACCGGCCGAATTATACACGATAACCGGCACTTTAAAGGGAAGCAGCTCGGCGTCTTGTTGAAAATCAGGGACATCCGCATACCCGAACTGATCTGGAGTCCAATAAGGACTCGAAGAGTCCCGATGAAGAATGAGACTTGCCGGTGCGGCCAGGGTTCCCTGGACTCCCACCACGTTGTCAGCAATAGCTAAACCCGTAATGTCATCAATCCGAACAATAGTCCCTACGGACAAAGCCCCTGAGTTCGCCCGGAATGTCGCAACATCGGGATAAACCACCTGGGGGGCGGGAGTCTGACGAGGTTCCTGCCGATAGTCAATCTCCACCCAACCCTCACAACCATCCTCACTCGGAAACCAGACTGAGAGAGCCCCCGTGTCATCATTCCACCAGAGGTCGCCCACCGTAGCGTTGCCAGGAGCTAACTCTGAGATGGTCGTCCTTTGGTAATATATGTAATTAACAATGTCGTTAAAGTTTAAAGAAGTTTGAACATCGGGCAGATAAACAGAGTCCCTTTCACTGAACCCGTGAATGCTCAAGGCGTCAAACACAAAGTTGAACGGTAAATCGCCGCCTTTGTTCCCCCATACTCCACGAAAATTGTCGAGGACACGGATAGATCCCCAGTCCGACGGATCAGCCCAAGGTTGAATGAGAATCTCCAACGAGTAGTTGCTTGCTTGAGAGGCGTTGCTATTGCCCCAAGCAAGATAGGCAGTGATGCCGGAGGTGTTTACAAAAGTCTCAGGGATCTGAAAATACCAAAGCAGCCTCTCTGCGTCGTAGGCGGGAGTAACCTCGGGGACTAGGGAATTGGTAAGGGACAGGTAAATTGGTTGATTAAAATAATAAACCGCACCCGCAAAAAGAATGGGGAATTTTACCGGAAACTTTCTTGAAGTGTCGTAAGACGGGTAGAGAACCAGGGTATTGCCATCGTTTCCGCAGACAAAAGACGCATCGCCCGAAACACCAATTTCCGCACGCTCGAAAGGAGCGGGACGGTATGTGGGAATGTCGGCCCTTAGGGGCTCATTTGCTGCGATGAGATCAAAAAACTCCTGCGTAAGTTCTCCAATAGAGATCACATACTTATCACCCTCAACATCTACGGACTGCAACTGATAGACATTATCCCCCAGTAAAATTCTGGCAACCTGCGTCTGCCGACCAGGTGCTAAAAACTGCAGTCTGTCAACAACGATTTTATTATCCCAATTTCTAATCTCGTAAATTTTAGGAATAACATAGCTGTTGTAGACTCCGAATGTTCCACTCAGAAGTTGTCTCTTTTGATCAACAGTGGACGGCAAGTTTCCCCAATAATTGGGACCATTCCACCCTAGCATCTGGGCAAGGAAATCCAGCTGCTCGTTTACCCGGGCTTCGGTTTCTGCCACTTCTGTGGCCTGACTTGGGGTGAGGTAAGGGTTAGTGTAATTCCGAAGTTCAAACTCCGAGACGTTAAAGACAGGATTCTGTTGAGTCATATTAAACCTCCACTGTGATTTGATCGGTATAAAGTTTTGAGTATTCTTGTTTCATGCACGAAAAAGGAGCCATCCACAACGAGTCGTAATCAGATACTTGCTCGTAGAGGTTGATCAAATCTTCATCAAAAGGTGTAGTCAACCAATTAGCCACTGGGACGAAATCTCTGTGGATTATGCTCCGTGTGTCCTGTACACGGGTCACCGTGTAATTACTGTCAATGTCAACTTCGGCTAGTGTGCAGTAAACCGCAGGGATCTCTTCACCTGCGCTGTTTGTGGCAGTTGCAGGTAGTGTTCCTGCGGGATACATCACTAGCGCCGCACGAGGAGACAACGCTGCTTGAGACTCCAGTAAGGTAACTGCCCCGGAGACTGTAATTGATTGCACTGAAACTGTGGTGGACGAGAAGGTAACATTCCACCCTGTTTGCAAATTGGGTTCCTCGATCTCAAACTTGAAGAATTGCCCAGTCGAATCGGAAGAGACCGAGATAGTAGAAACGGGAGTTAACACGTTGCCGTTCACATAGGACAGCGTAGCAGTCCCGGAATAAACGGCTCCCGCTGGACACCGTAAGACAAGGGTCTTATAGGACTGGGTCAACTCACTCTCCCACTGGATAAAAGCAGTGGCAGGTTGGGCATAAGGTGCAAAGTAAGTGTCCTCATTAGTCCAGAAGTTGCTTGAAGTGTTCAGAAAAGCGTTAACAGCTGGGTAGCGCCAACCTGTTACCGTGTCTGTGCTTGCGGTAATGTCCAGGGGCAACCCGGTTAAGGCAAAATCCGAAACCTCGTACAAATGGGCAATAGGGGAGTCATCGTAAATGAGTTGATAGGCAACATCATATCTGCCGCTCAAAACATCCAGGACCTCCATGTTAACGATTGTAGGTAGAACCTGAACCTTGCCATACTTCCAAACTATGGCTCCCGACTTAATAAGAAGATCCTTCCCAGTATCAGATGTAACCACCTCCGCAGAAAAAGGCCCATTAATGCTAAACCCGTAGGGCACATAGACGTATCCGACTTCTTCAATGCTTTTGCCAACGAAGGTGTTTCCAACAATGTTGGATTCACTTACAATGTTGAAGAAATCAACTTGATATGTCTCTGCAGTTGCCGGCAAACGACGATAAATGGGTCTCCCTGCCGGAACCCATTCTGTAGGCCTGCTCTGAAGACCCTTCGCTTCAATGTACTGCGAGGAGAGGACGTTCAACCTTGAGGAAGCAGTCGTAGTTTGAACCTGTGGGATTACGCCACCATTGATAGGGGTTAGTTGCTGACTCATAACTTCAACGTGCCCTCACCGTAGTTGGGAGGAGAGTAAGGGTAAGGTGTCCCGGAATACCAAGAGAGCTGAGGAACTTCAGCAAGAGTTGATGTGTTTTCCCAGACAAACACGACTTGCTCCTGCGAGTTAGCAAAGCGACCTTTATTTTTCGGAATAAGAGTGATTTGGGCGATGCCGAGTTTAATCGCCGAGATGTCCCTTCCGAGCTGAGACAAGATGGACTCCTCACACGAGTACTTATCGACATAACGCAGTAAATTCCCTTCGTACTCTTCATTGCGGGTGGTGTTTGCCACTGTGGTGTTTGTCCAATTGACTACGGTAGCATCGGGTGTGAACGCAAGCATTGTGCGGTAAAGATTGCGCCCGTCCTCGGAGATAACAGTGTCCTCTGAGTATTCCACATAGGCAGGGTTGAAATAGGGCACGTAATCGATGCTTTCGAACTGCGAAGGTAAATAGCGAGCAGTTTCTACAAAGATCCCGTTCTCAAGGTAGATGTAAAACTCAAACAGGGGGTGAACGTTTGTGGTTGCGGTGTACGAAATAACCTGAGAACCTTGACGGAAGAAAGTTCGGTCACCCTTGAAGAATCGGAACATTCGGGTGGTTGGTTTTAGTGTCCGATTAGTGGCAGAAAGTGCGTCGAAAAAAGCAATGGCCTGAGGAGTATCCGTGTATAGTGGGAAAATAAGACCTTGGTTTATAAGTTCTTGTGGGTTGGTGCTACCTGGTGTAAAGTACTTGGCTGCTACGAAGTAATCTACATATGGCACTCTAAGGGGGACGCACTCATTGTCAACGGCCACGCAGATTGTTTCTTCCCGGTCGTATCGGTATTCCAGGTAAGTCCCTGCAGGGAAACGAGGCTTGTACTTGTAGATAGGTAATCCGCCGTCAGCGTTTTGAACGACAATTTCCTTGACAATGTCTTGCTCAACAAGCTCATCAAAATAGGTGCTAGTAGTTTGACCGTCTGGGTCATATGTGAATGCTTGCTGAACGTAGGCATATTTATTTACTACGCCGAGACGAACATCCACGTAATTGTAGTAAGGGTCGGCTACAGGGTTGGGGCCAGACCCAATTTGCGGAGTATAAACCCAGTCCCCTACTGAGTAGGAGGTGCCTGCCTCCAGAGTCTTAGGCGTAATTGGAGCCCCTAGCAAAGACTGTGCTGTTGCTCCCGTAATGTCGTTGGTTGAAGCCTCGAGAGTGAAATTTTTATTCACCACCCAGACAAAAGACCCTGGACGTTTAGAAAGCACAACTGTACCGGGTGGCACAAATTGACCGTTGGCATCCACATTGTTCGTAATCGGGAGGTAATAGTCGTACTGTATAATCTCCGGATTATACGTTGTTCCCACCGTGGCAATATAGTTGGTCCCCACCGTGGCCGAAGAGTAGGGGGAGTAATTTTTAAGTCCTGAAATTTTTCCCTGGGAGATTAAGTTTGCGACCTCCGTCGCACTCCCGATAGTCAAGTTTTCAAGGATTACGTGTAGCTCTCCATCCCCGCCGGGTGAGGAGGGATCCCAATAACACACTTGACCCTTAAGGTAAGTGCCGGGGGCAAGGATCTGAATTTGCTGAAGAACCAGATTACCATAAATAGTTTGATCAGGTTTGGCAATCGAGTATGGTGTAAATCCGGAAATAACCGGATAATAGACTGGTACGGGCAGGGTTGTTTCTACAAGATCAAACGGGTTGAGCAGAAAACCAGTTGGCTCAAAAGTGTAGACACTGGTGTAGGTAGCAGCAGCAGGGTCGAGGAGTGGGGGAGTGTTGTAGGCGGCACTAACTTCGATGTGGGGATCGATGAACCGTGTGGAGGCATCAAAAGTTGAGTAAAAAGCGGCGTCTACATCACTTACCGTGGGGTCCACAGTTGATGGGAACACGTTGCCCGGGCGTAGAATCTCAAAGAGGCGGTCCCGGAAGTTCAAGGAGCTGTCTTTAAGACTTCCGCCGAAAGTTCCATTTGCATCCACTTCAACCGTTAAGTTATACTGAACTTGGCTAAGAGTGATTGGGTATAGGTGCCCCTGATTTTCTACGGGAACAGAGTAGTTAACAACGTTTTGCCCACGTTCGAGTTGACTTTTGTTGAGTTCAACGCCATCCGGCCCCAGCACAAAGAATGACACCTGACCATTAGGTTTCAGGTAATCAGTCACATAGTTGTAAGTGCCTTGGTTGGGACGATTAGGTTGCACCGAAGTTTGCGTGCCAACACCGTAGAAATCCGTGAAGAAATCCTGCCAGTCCTCTGCGCTGACTGGATTCCGGCGGCGAATCAAGGTAAAGAAGCGTTCTTGAACTTCCTGGTAAGTCTCAACATCGCTACCGCCCGAAGCGGGCTGAACGTTTGTTGCCGTCAGACCATTGACGTTGATAGCCGAGGTACCAGTAATCGAGTTGGCGGGGGAGTTATAAACCGCGCCCACATACTGCGAGGCCACAGTAGTGTAAGCCACGCTTTCACCGGCAGGGATAGAGACCTCGGCGTCAGTGATAAACGTAAAGCTCTCTCCACCGGTCAAGTTGGCGTTGGTGGTAAACGCCGTGCCAGCAGGAATGGTTGTGACCGTGTTTGAGGGGGGGACAGTAAGAGTTAGGCGAGCAACTGCGGGAGTCCCCAGACGCCGCATGGCGCCAAGGAAGGGACCCAACCACTCGATTAGAATGGACTGGGGTAACTGATTGGCCCAAAACAGGAACTCACCTTGAGCAAATGCCTGTCCCTCAAGCAAAGCGGCAAGGGGATTACCAGCGGAGAAGTCATTGAGCGTTTGCCCAGACGCTTGATACACACGCTGCGACGCTGCCTGGACTAACTCTGCCTCGTTGCGGGGGTCGATGCTTACTGATGGTAATGGTGCGTATCTCGCCACGTAGAAACCTCCTTACAGCGGGCAGATGGTGTCAGAATTACCAGCTCCGACGCTGTAGTTCTGGCAAGCGGGGTTAGATGCAGAATAGTAAACGCCGTTATCAACCTCTAAAGTCTCAAACAGATCCGTCACCCACTGCTCCAGGATGTCCTTGGTGATGATGTCAGCACCATCAAGAGAGGCGAATTTAATGGGCACTGTCGGGGTGGGGGCCCCGCCGGCATAGTTATATTTGTCGTTCGTTGTGTAACTCTTTGGGGCATTCTCCCGGATGTTTGCCGGGTTGCCCGCTTGTAGGGGGTCATACCCGAAATTCCACATTCCACTAACAACTTTATCGCCACTGATGGGAGCTCCACTGAGCAATAGCCCGTTGTTATCGAGTTCAGGTTGATCGGTGGTTAGCGTTACATACGCAGCATCCAGACCGTTCGGACCGGTGCGAACGAGCGAGTTGAGGCCGAGCGGGGCGTAGTGCCAGTCTAAATCTTGACCGTCGAAATAGATTTGCTGGGCGCCGTTGAGCCACTGGCTTGTGACGATGACTCCACTTGAAAATGTCGTTTTTGCCATACGACTGATAACTATCCCACGTTATGATGGTTTTACCCTACCTACAAAAAGACCCCCGCCGAAGCGAGGGTTGTAGGAGTTAGGCAGAGACCTATCAGGTTCTCTCAAAGTAGTTGACTGTAAACTCACACTCGATCGTCTGCACATCGCCGCTTTCGCGATCTACGTCAGCAGTCGTGATGCTCACAAACTGACACTCGTAGCAAATGTACTGACCACCGGCAGGGGCAGAGCCTTCACCGGAACAGTCACGGGGGGTAACTGTGATGGTGATGGGATTACAGTTGTAATCCAGCCAAAACTGTTCGAGGGTTTTAAAGATTGTTGGATCGTAGGGGGCAGTCAGAGTTACATTGTCTGCTGTCCGAGGTCCAACAACGTGGAACAGGCGGTTACCTGTGCCATTAGCGTAGGTGCTGCTATCTGAGGAATCATTGATTCCGCTAAACTGAGTGAACACCGCTGTAAAAGTCGGTCCACCGATCGCAGTGAAGCTTACTTCATACTGCGCCTTAGTCAATGGGCGAAGAATAGCCATGATAACACCTCCTTAGTGTCCTAAATCAGGACAGAATGTCGGTGATCATTGCGCCAGAACCGATAACACCAGTAGCACCCAGACCCACAAGGTTAACCACACGCTCAACGGTGATTTCAGCGCGAACAACACGACGCTCACGGATGTAGTACTCAGGGCGAACGGCGGGGGTGCCGGTCAGCTGGTAGGTGTAAGCGAAAGCGGGGGTAGCAGCATTAGCGCCACCAGCAGGCATAACGGAGTCAGAAGGACCGTTGGGGCTGTAGAACAGCAGGATTCCGTTCTCAGGGAACACGGGCTGCAGGCTACCGTCGGTGGCCAGATAACGACCCTCAGCCACGCGCAGACCGCGCTCGAGACCGAAGTAGCGAGCCAGCATATCGGTGTCGATGCTGTCGGCAGTGGTATACTTGATACGCTCAAGGATCGCCTGGTTGGTCAGCAGTTGGTCGAACACGGCGGTTCCAACAACCATTGAGTTGGGGCGGATACCGATCTGGTTGGCGACCGAGCGCTTCAGAGTCAGAACGTCTTCGATCGGGTTCGAGGTCAGCGAAGACCAAGCCGAAGGACCGGAGGCGGTGCCGTAGGCAGTGTTAAAGGTAGTCCAGCTGGTGAAGCCCAGACCGTCTTGGTTACCAGCGCCAGTGTTGGGCTCGTAGGGGTTGTAAGTACCGGTTACGGTGACAGCCTGAGAAACGGTGTACTCATAGGCGTTCATCAGGCGGGACATGGCGTTGCGAGTTTCAATCGCACGCAGGTCAACCTGAGCGGGGCCTTCGCCGGCGTTCTCAATGACTTCTTCCGGCAGTTCCCAGGCAACCACTTCTTGCTCAAGAGCATAAGGCTCCGAGTCATAACGTGACTGGACGTAGGGAATGTTGGTGCCGTATGCACGACGGAAGTCGTTGATGGCGAACTGCTCTTTGCCGAAGCGCAGAATGCGGCCAGCACGAGTCGGGGTGTCAACAACGGGGGCAATAAAGTTGGCGATATTGGTCGCCGGCAACATGAAACCTTGAGCCAGTGTAGTCAGAATCGGATCTACACCAGCATAGGTTTGCTGGAGGTTCATCATGGGAGGGAGTCTCCGAAATTAAATTTTGTCTTCAAATGGTTGCAACCAGGGCTGGGACTTACACCGAAGATGCCCAGCCAGAGGTTAATTATCAGGCGAAGCTGACGAGCACGAGGCGACGACCACCGATGGTCACGTTCTCGCGGATCAGGGGCTGAGTGCCATCCAGGCTCACAGGGGTGCCAGCCGCAGTGGCTTGACCCAGTCCGTTAACCTGCAGTTGGCTGTTCAGGCCGATGGCGGCCGAAGCGGGATCCACTTCAACCAGCAGAAGACCGGAAGTAGCCACGGTCAGCTGGCGGGCGGTGTAGGGTTGAGCCAGGGCGGTAGGCATATAGGCCTGGTTGATACCGCAGATGTTCGTAGGCTGAACGGTGAAGTATACGCCGGGAGCGGCATAGTTAGGGCCAGCCCAAGTGGCATAGCTCACAGCACGAAGTTCGCCAACTTCAACGACACCGATGGTGCCTGCTTGATCGTTGGTAGGGGCTTCCCAGGTTTCTGCGTAGCGGATGTACTGTTTTCCGTAAACGGGAGCAGCGTTTGTAGCCATGTCTTTGTCCTCAGATAGTAAGACTTCAATGTGTTTGTTTGCTCTAGGACTTGTTTATCACCTAGTTGCAGTAACCAGTTTTACCCTTAGCGGTATTCGATGTAACAACGGCAGCGGTCATAACAACGGCAACCTTTGCCAGGCATAGGCAGCTCGCCAATAGGTGCCCAACCTTGTTCACCGTAGTTTTTACAGTCTACGCACACTTTTTTATCTTGTTTAGCCACTCTCCGCATGTCCTTATAGCCCATATCTTGGGCCACCATGTACTCACCGAGGTTGTAAAACGAGAAAGTTGGAGTTGCTAAGTAACGAGAAACTCGTTCCGCAAGGGAAGGCCAGGTTCGGCCTTGTGCTCTCTGCTGTGTGGCTTCCTGGATTCCTTCCTCTTCGGGATTGATTCCTTCGAGTGCATCAGCATCAAGATCGATTGCTCCGGGAACCGCACCGAGCAGATTGTAGTCAGCGAAGTCTACCGTCTGATCCCCTAGGCGCAACACACCAGAGTCAATGTATTCTTTAGTCTCTGCTAAAAACTTTGTAAGAGGCGGAAGCATGTCACCAATAATGATCGGCCAACACTTTTCCAACTTCTGATCCGATTGTTTGTCTTTTAAGCCGAGGATGCAGGCGGCAAGTGCGGAGGTGAGAGTTTTGTCGAGCATTGTTCGCTCATACTCTTCCCACCTCATTAACTTGTCCCTTAATCCTTTCACCAAGCCCAGAGACTCTGCCTTCATCCGTTCTTCCAGATTCGGCTGCTCTTTGTATTTTCGAGCGAGAGTTTGGGCTTGAGAGAAGTAATCAGACCTTCTCTTTGTGGCCATAGAAACCAGGCTAAGAAGGTCCATCACTCACCTCACGAAAACATCGTCTTCTTCAGGGCTTCGACGTAATCCATCTTGCCTTCGGACTCTTCCACCATGCGGAGCGCCTTGGCATGAGGGTCAAGGTCAGATTCCTCAGCGTACTGGAAAGTACCACCAGCAACTTCACCGAAAGAAACCATCGGGGGCAGCTTGCTCAGCAGGCTCAGGAGCTTGGTGGCGGCAGTTTCGCCCTCAGAGAACTCCAGAGTACCGAACTCAAGACCCTCGCAGTAGCTAATCAGCTCTTGCTCAGGCATGATGCCGTCAGTCAGACGACCTTCGGTGTACATATGACCGATAGCTTCGGCCATTTGCATCTTACGGAAGTTCATCTTCTCCATACGATTGCGGTTCTCCAGCTCAG